CTGTGCTGTGCCCTTTTGCGATCGCCTTGCCTCCGCTGATGCTAGGCCGCCCCTACGTTTTTTCTCGCTAAGCTCGCTGGCGCGGGCGCGTTCGATCTCGATTCTTTTGTGCACCCATCTATGGCCTTGGATGGTGAAGTATTTTTGCAGGATCCCCCGCCGGTCCCGCCGCCAGAGAGGCAACGGTGTTCGGGCGATCGTGGCGAGTTGACGGTCGTCGTCCGGCGGCGGCCCATTAACCCAATAATCCATGATCAGGAGCAGGTAAGCGCCGTGTTCGGCAGCAGTCAGCCGGCCGGTGTCGCGCAGGTAGTCGCCGATGTAGAGCGGCATCCAATCGTTGCCGTGTGCTGCCATCTCACTGTTCCCATTCCCCTTGGTGTTGCATGATGTGCGCGGCGAGCTGCTCGCGGATGCGGTGCCAGCGCTGCGGCTGCTGGTCGTGGAGTGCCGCTTCAGCGGTGCCGGGGCCGACGCCGGTGCGGCGCCACAGGGCGATCTGCTCGTCAGCCAGCTTCAGCGCCCGGTCCCAGGTCATGGCGGGTCACAGTGCCAGCCCGCGCTGCGCGTCGGCCTCGGCGGCGAGCTTTTCGTACTCTGGCCGGAGTGCGCGGATCAGGTCGGCGTCACCGCGGCGCAGGGTTTTCCACCACCGCTCGAAATCGGCCGTGCCCTCGCGTGTGGCAGCGCGGGCCTCGTGGTCGAGTTCAGCGAAAACGTCGTGGGCGCCGGGGCTTATCGGCTCGTTACTCAGCACGCTGGGAATACTTTCCGTCACCGTCTCGGCAGCCGGCAGTGATGGCAAGTTAAACGGATCGTCGGCTTGCTTTGCAGTCTCCTCGAAGGCAACAAGGTGGTGTCGGATGCTGTCTCTCTCTCGCATCGACAGCGACTGCCAGAAGGCATAAAAGGACTTTTTGCCGCGCTCTGCACACTCCTGTCCTTCGGCTAGAATATCTCGTGGTGGGATAGGCTCTGCGTCACCTGCAACGGCAGCGAACTGGTCGAGGTCTGCGGTGGTATCGGCGGGCATTTCCGGCAGTGCCATAGCGGGGAGGTCGCGGACTTCCTCGGGGACATAAAAGCCGCTCGTAGCAGACGGGCACACGGTGCGGACGCCTTCCGACACGCAGCGGGAGCGCATCATCTGGCGCGGGAATTTCCGCCACATGTCTTTGCTGGCGAGCCCGGCTTTGGTAGCGCGCGCGGTATCCCAGAGGATGCGGATGGTGCCGCCCTGTGGATGGGTGAAGGTGGCGTCTGCCGCATCGTCCGTCAGTTGGTGCCATTCCACCCGGCCGCCGGCCGAGATGAAATCCCGCATCATCGCTTCGCTGGTTTTGGCGGGGCGTCCTTGGATGATATTGTAGTCTCTGGCCGCCAGTGCCGGGTGCCTGCCTTCGGCTTGCGAAATCGCCATTAGAACAAGCGCTTGTTCCTTGGTCTGGATGCCGAACATGCGCGAGCGCGCGACGGCCTCGGCGAGCTTTTCGATGTCGGCGATGGAGTGCGCGGCACCGGGCCGGACAGGGAGTGTGACCACTTCATGCTTCGGCATCTCCTGCCTCCTGTTCATTGACGGCGCGGACGCGCAGGACCCGGATATCGCGGGCGGGTATCACCGTTTCGCGCCTGTGCTGGGTCTTGAAACTGATGTTGAAACCGGGGAGATACGCGGTTGCGGCACTGCCCATCGCGGTCTTGATGGCACCATCGATCTCGGCGACAGCCTTTTCCGCGCCGCTGATTTCGGCCTTCAGCCGCTCGCGCTCGGGCAGCATGGAGCAGAGGAAGTTGTCGTCCGACAGATCGACGTGGCTGCCGTCATCGAGCATCTCGGCGAGTTCGTTGCTCGGCATGGCCTGCGCGATCTCGCCGGCATCCCAGGCCCGCCACCATTCCGCGACGGCGACGAGGATGCGCTGCTCGGCGCGCTCGTGGCGCTCGACCGCGAAGTAATGGACGGGATAGCTCGGGCTCATCACCATGACTGCCAGGGAGCCCCAGGCGCGGCCTGTGACGAGCAGTTCGGTCAGGGTCTGTAAGGTATAGGCGAGCGGCGGACGGCCGTGCCACGCCTCCCATGCGCGCGGAGAGCACGTCTTGATCTGCACCAGGCCGTCGTCGCCGACGAAGTAATCCGGGGTGGCGCCGAGGCGATAGGCTGGCAGCCGGTGATAGGTGCTCGCCTTGATCAGCAGCCATTCCGGTTTGTCTTCGGCGATGGCAGCGGCGGCCGCCGGTTCCCAGATCCGGCCGCGGCGCATGCTGGCGTTGCCGGCCGGGATGGTGCTGCCGCCGGTCGAGGTGTCGCCGCGCAGGATCTCGGCGAGGCTGTCGCGGGTCATAAAGGGGTGGGCATCGAAGAGACAGGCGACGCGGCTGGCGGTGACATCGCGAGTTCGCCATTGCAGCCATTCGGCAATGGTCGTGATCTCGCGCGTCTCGCGCGCCACTTCGCTCATGGCGCGCCGTCCTCGACAAAGCAGCCGCAGCCGCCGATGTCGAACAGGTCGGGCTGCCAGCCGCGCTCGATGCGCTCGCGGAATGCCGTAAGGGTTACTGGCTTGACGGTGCCGCCTGTGCTGTCGCGTAGGATGGTTTGCCGCCATCCGGTAGCGGCGCGCACCTCGTTCTCGGCCGCTTCGTGTTCGGCGTATAGCGCTGGCCGCATCTTGAGGAGGTGGGCGAACTGGCCGAGCCCGGCTTTGACGCAGAACCCGCCGCAGTTGTTGTGCGCAAAACCTTCGTCATAGAGGCGCGGCCGGCGGATGCCGGCTTCGCGCAAAGCGATGAACAGGTCTTGCTTGGTGAGGTATGGCGGCTCACAGAGCGGCGCCTTGCAGCGCCAGCCCGCCCTCGCGTAGCGGTTCTTGGCACCCCGGCCCTCGCCGTTATCGAAGCGGTGCGCCTCGGTCCAGTCGATCCCGATATAGACGGTCGTGTTGGCGGGGTCGCAATGCTCGGCGAGCCAGGCGTCGGCCGGCTCGCGCTTGAGGATGCGGGAGCAGAGATCGGCGCGGGTGTTGGCGATCATCCCTTCGTCGCGGAACACCTGCCACGGCGAGCGGCCTTCGGTGATGCGGACCAGCCGGCCGCCGACATCGGCTGCGGCCTCGTCGAGGAAGCGATGCAAGTCCGCATCCTCGATCAACGTGTCGGTGAAGAGCAGCACCAGGTTATCGGTGCCGTGCCGCTCGGCGACGCGCTTGGCGGCAGCCCACGATCCGACGCCGCCTGAGAACATGACGACACGCACGACTTCGCTCATGGCGCCCCCCGCTTTGGCGGCAGCAGGCTGCCGGGGTAGCCGTCCTCTTCCTGGAAGTGGTGGCCGCCCGCCCACGGGCTCGGGTCGCGGGTGAGCCGCAGCGAAGCCGCGGCATCTAAGAGGGCGCCGACCTGCGCGCCTGCGATGGCGGTGAGCAGCCCCTCCGGGGTCGTCGGGCCGTTGTCGCGGATGGCGACGGCGAGCGCCTCGATGTCCCTAGCGCACGCTTCTCGCTCCCCGCGCGCAGATGGCGCGGGCTCCGCCGCCGCAAGGGCATCTAGAACGTGGGCCGCTGTCAGTAGGTATTTGTCGTGCAGTGCTTTACTTAACGGCAGCTCGTGCGAGGCAAACATTGACGCCTCTATTGCCTGTGCAATTATTTCTTCCTGCTGCTCGCGCGTGTTGCCCTCCCACGGTCCGGTGCGGGCGGCCTCGGACAAGCGGCGGGCGAGCACGGTGTCACACGAGAGCCCCGAGGCGTTTGCCAGCACGATCCACATACGCTTGCGGGGGTCGAGGTGTTGGTTCTGATTCCATGTCGCCAGCGCGGCATCGACGCGCTGGGGCGATATGATCTCGTGGTGGATCGCCGCGGCGAGGTCGCGCTCGCTCATGGCAGCACGCAGTTCAGCGCGAACACGATGGCGTCGGCGCATGCGCGGCTGTTGACGTGCCCTGCGATGGCGCGGCCGTCAGCGGCCAGGATCGTGTAGGGCCACTCGACTTCGCCGCGCGGACCGTGCATCAGTCCGACGCGGAACGGTCCGGGCGGCATCGGGTCGCCGCGAGCGATTTCGCCGAGGCGGACCGGCTCGCTCATGGCGGCGCCTCGCGCGCCGCCCGCCGCAGCCGGTCGCCGATCACGCTGGGCGCGACACCGAACCGCCGCGCCAGCGCTGCCCGCGACATACCGGCTGCGTGCAGGGCCACGATCCGATCGACAGGGAGATCGATCTGCCGGCGGCCGACCGTTGCCTCCTCGGGCCTGCGCTCGGGCGGCGGCGGCCCGGTCATGCCGCGGCTCCCGTCGCGATGGTATTGAACGAGCGAACCCCGAACAGGGCGATCAGCGCGGCCTCGGCGCGGCCGATGGCGCGGGCGCGGGTGCACTGCCCGCGGCGTGCGGTCCAGTGGTGCGCGTCCTCGGGCATGAGGCGGCCGGCGCAGTCGAGAGCGAGTGCCTTGTCGGCGCGGATGCCGAAATGCCCTTTCCAACGCACGGGCGACACGACCTCGTATGGCCAGCCGTGGCAGGCGGCGATGGCGCAGACGGCCATGTAGCGCTGGCCGAGCGCGAAGGCGCTGGTGGCGCCCATCGTGCGTTTGCCGCTGCCGGCGAACGGTTGCTGCTTCTCGATCCAGAGGTGGCCGCAGCGCCGGCCGTCGAGAGCCGCCAGCAGATCAACCGCCAGTTCGCGCACGCGCAGTTCGCCGGCTGACATGGGCATGTCGATTATGTGCAAGACGCGGCACGTCTCGACATCGAGGAAGGCGAGCGCGCCATCGGCGCCGGGGTCGCAGCCGGCGATGATCACGGCGGCATCCGCTCGATTGCCGCCAGCACGGCGGCCCGGCCGAACTTGCGGATCAGCGCCGCGACGGCGGCATCGGGATCGGCGGCAGAGACGGCGATGGTCGGCTGTCGGAACCCGGCCTCGATTGCCGCGGCGTGAGCTGACAGCTTGCCGGCGACGACCATCTCGGCAAGCTCGGGATGGTCCCGCTTTAGACGGCGCAATGCGTACGTCGCACCACGGTCGTCTCCAGAGGTAGCAACACTATCTCTGCTATGCCCTCCACCGATTTCCCCGTGCGCCGGCATCGCCCCGACCTCGCGCCGGATAAGCTCGGCCACGTCCGTATGCTTGCGGCAGTACAGCAGCAATTCGGGAACGCTGCTTTCCAGGCCCTGCCACAGGATATGCGTGGCGAACGCCTCGAAAGAGCGGAACGGTTGCCCGTTCCTGTCCTTCCGGTCCTGCCATAGCCGGTGTTCGAGCACGTCACGGAGCACTATCGGGACAAGATCGAACACCTGTTCGCCGCCATGCCCGATCAGTTGCTGTAGACTTTGGATCGTGTCATGCGGCGGCATTGGAACTGCTCAGCCACTGCCTGACGAGATCGAGCGCCTGATCCATGATGGCGATCGAATGGTTGTCCATCATGTCGTCCAGCGATTTGACGTTGAGGGTGCGACAAATGCCGGTAAAGACCGCGCCGTAATCGGGCTGATCCGGGTTGGTCTGAAGGGCGAGCCGGCGGGCGAGCTTTACGAGTTCTGCCCGCCGCCGCTTCTTCTGAATGTGCAGCGGATCGCCGGGCGATTCCTGCGGGTCGGGAGTGACGCCGGCACGGCGCAGGATCTGCGCGATCGAGGTGATCGGAATGGGCGAGAGTGACGGCTCCCCCTCCTTAATTTTCTCGGCGTGATTGATCTCGGCAGCGCTGTACTCCTCGCCGAAATCCGATATGGCGCCGCCCTGTTCGTGCGTCGTGTCGCCGGGGATAAAGGATGACGACGGTTGCCTCGGATCGCCAGGCTCGCGCGGCGGGGGATCGCGCTCCTTGATGCCTGCCTGGGCTTCTTCCTGGATCCGCTTCGACCACTCCACTAGCTGCGGGAACTTGGCCTGGTAGACCGTCGCATCCCCGGGGTTGCGCGGATCGTCCACCCGCACGACGCGCCCGACCACCTGCCGGAATAGCAACTCGGTCGTCGGGCGATTGGCTAGCACCAACACCCGTAGCCGCTTGATATCGACGCCTTCGCTGATCTTGCGAACGGCGCAGATCCACCGCTGGCGGCTCTTCCTGAACCGCTCGATTTTCGCCGTGGCGTCGGGGTCCTCGTATCCCACGACCTCCGGTTCCTCGCCCACCACCTCGGCAACCAGTTTAGCGATGCCGCGCAGATGCTTGTCGTCGAACTCGTCGGTGCCCGGCCGGCAAATCACGAGGCCGCCGGCATCGACATCCCAGGTGCGGTACTCGTCGAGCGTGGCGTCGGCGCGCTCGATCACGGTCTTCAACCACTCCGAGTCGCCACGGAAAATCGTCCGGGCCGCGCCCGCCTCGCTCTCCTCGTTCTCCGGCTCCGAGATACGGACCGATTCCTCGATCTCCTTGCTGATAAACTCGGCGATGCCGTCGTCTGTCATAAAGCTGACGGGACGGCAGACATTGTCCCGCACCGCATCGCGGTAACGGTAGCGGTGATCGGCCAGCGCTTCCCCGGCATCGTTGTATTTGACAAAAGAGATGCGACGCCCGTCGCCGCGGAACGGTGTTCCGGTCATCGCCAAGATCTTGGTTGCGCAACGCGCGAGCCGCTCGGCAGCGGCACCCCACTGATTGCTCTCGGTGACGTGGTGAATCTCGTCGAACACGATGAACAGCTTCATCCCGAGCGAGCACCATTGCTCGACCGTACCGACGATATTCATCAGTTGCTGATAGGTGATAACGGCGCCGTTGAAGCCTTGCGGCCAACCCTTGCCATCCTTCAATACGGTGGTGATCTCCAACCCAACCTTGTGCCAATCGCCGAGAAACCCAGCCTCGGCATCGCCCTTGAGCGTTACGGTCGGCACCACAATGAGCGTAAAGGTGATCTCCTTCTGCTCGCCGAGCTGATTAGCGCAGAGCGCGGAGAAGATTGTCTTGCCTGCCCCTGGCGTTGCTTCCTGCAAGAAGCATAGCTCGCGGTGCCTCTCAAATCTCGTGAGCGCGCTCGTCTGCCAAAGTCTTGGCGATACCATTCCGATTCTCCTGTGGACAATTCCGTGGCAGCGCTCGCACAGCGCTTCCCCGTTGTAGATTTCGGTCACACCATCATCGGCGTAACGTTGTTTGTGGTGGGCATGCCAAGCCGTACCTAACGGCTCGCCGCACCGTTCACATCGACCTTCGCTCCGAAGGTAGAGGTGTCTCTTTTGACTGTGGGAGAACCCACGCCGCATCACTCAACGGGGCCCTTCATCGCGAACCCGCCCCGTCGAGCCAGGCGTGCTCCAGCGCCTCGGTCAGGAGCCTCACGACATCGGGCTCTGCCGGTGTGGTGAGATCGCGCGCGGCGTCGAAGGCGAGCGCCAAGATCCTCGCGAGCGCGTCGGCCTCCTGCTGGAAGGACGGCATCTCGTCGGTCATCGCATGTTTCCGGACGCGGGCGGCCCGAGATTGGGGGCGGACCGCCCGCGCCGGTCCTGGCCGACAGGGGACAAAGACGACCAGGGGTTCCTGTCGCCGGTCATTCGGCGGCGCACTTCGGAGCGGCGGGCGTCAGGGATGATGCCAAGCGCGACCGGCTGGGCGGCGTGAACCCGCGTGCGGTGAATTTCGGCACCCGCACGATGGGCCCGCCCGGCACGTCCTTGGGCCAGCGGGCATTCTCCGGCCAGTGGTTGCGGAAATAGTTCTCCGCGGCCTCGAGCGTGCGGGTGGTGATGCCCTTGCCCTCGGCGAGCCGCACCAGGCCGCGGCCGTTCTGCTCGCCGCAGGCCCGGTCACCCGCGCCGCGCAGGCTCAAACCCGTTGCTTTGCAATAGGCTTGGGCCACTTTGAGGAGGTCGCCGGGGGACAACATAGGGCAAGGCTAAGGCGATTTTTTAGCCCCGCCAAGAGGGTTTCAATCCAACCTCGCCTGCCGATACGCGTTTTCAATCCAACGACGCCACCCAAGCCGTGGTGCGACAAAGTGTTTTGCCCGGATTTTTTTCCTCCCAAAATTATTGCAAAGCAGGATGCCGCGGGGCGATAAACGCGGAGCCCAACAGATCGCCTGATGAGGCTGTGGGCGGGGATGGAACCAGATGGCGAAGACGGACATGCCTGCGGGCAGAAAGCGCCGTAAGCACGCCCAGCTTTGGAACGACGACGTTTTCCGCAACCGGGTTTTGATGCTTGCCGAGAAGCGGGGCTTGAGCGTGCGCGCCGCGATGCGCGGCGCCGGCTTTACCGCCGATTATGCCGACCGGGAAATGGAGATGCGCAATTCCAACCAATTGATGGTGCTGGCGAATTACTTTGGCGTTTCGCCGGCCTATCTCTGCGGTTGGCATGACAAGCCGCAGCAGAAGGGGCGCGATGCGGCGGCGTTGCGGGCCCGTGGGGCCGAGCAGGAGCGACAGACTACGGCCGAATATCGCGAGTGGCTCGGCGGCCTGATCATCGAGATGGTGCGGATTGCGCAGCAGGGGTGCGGCGATGTCTACGGCATCGCTGAACGGGTACTGACGACGGCGGGACTTGAGGGTGTTCAGCCGCCCCGCTCGGCCGATGATGGGGCTGACTCCTGAGTTGTCGGCAAGTGCAACCGATAGGGCGCAAAGCGGCGCACCCCGTCGATCGGCTCGGTATCCAGGCTGCGCACCCATCCCAGATCGATATCGTAATGCGATGGCGCGATCAGATCGCCGCTTTCGGTCTTGACCACACAGGCCCCGAGTTCCTCAAGTGGGCAGGGAGTCGGCTCCCCGTCGTTGTACCACTGCAGCTTTTGGCAGACCTCGGGCATCCCTAACTCCCTGTTCCTATGCCTATTATTGTACCAGCGGGGCACCTTTCTCTCTCCAGGCGACATCAATTAACCAGATCCATAGGACACCCCGACGCATCCGGCGACAAGCAAAAAAGGCGCTTGCCAACCCGGAGATTTTGCCGCCCATAATGGGATTGCAACCCGCGAGAGACACGCACCCAATCCCACTGGAGAGCGCCGATGGCTGCCCCCACAGCCGATCCGCATGACGACCGCCCGGCAATCGAGCCCTATTACACCGACGTGCAAGCCGCCAAGATCATCGACCCTAGCGGCGAGCTGTTAGGCCCGAGCGCCATCCGCACCGAGCGCGAAAAGGGTCGCTTGGTAGGCACCAACATTGCCGGCAAATGGCTCTACAGACGGAGCGACCTGCTGGCCTTCCTGGAGATCGCGCGCCGATGCCCCGCCCCAGCCGAGGACCACGCCTCACCATCCGCAAGCAGAAGGGATGGACCCGCGGTATCTACTATATCCGCTGGACCGAGGCCGGTCGCGACCGTGAACAGGCCACGCCCTTCGACACAGCGAGTCCTCGCGAAGCTGAGAACTACTTCGCCGATTGGTTGCACCAGCGACAACGAGAGCTGCGACGAGCAGCCGGACGCCCAGGTGATCCCGATCAAGTCATGATCGTTGACGTGTTGGAGGATTACGCGCGCGACCGCGGCCCCGACATGAAGGACAGTGCCAAGCTCGGGTGGACCCTGGCGCCGCTGTTGCATTTCTTCCGCGACGACACGCTGGCGAGCCTGACGACCGGACGGGTGCGCGCCTACTGGGAATGGCGCCGGGTGACCCGGATCGAAAGCCGCACGGTGGGGGAGGATTTGGAAACCGTGGCGGTGCCGGGCACGGTCGCGGACGGCACCATCATCCGCGAACTCTCGGGCGCGCTCAGGCCGGCGATCAAGCACGCGATCGATGAGAAGCGCCTGGCTCCCGGCGTCTATTATGTGCCGATCCCGTCGGCGCCGCCGTCGAGAGACTACTGGATCACCCGCCCGGAGGCGGCGCGGCTGTTGTGGGAAAGCCGAAAAGACCCACGCTCGCGGCTACACCTGCCGCTCTTTGTGCTAATCGCGATCTATACCGGGGCGCGCACTGGCGCCATCCTTGATCTGCGCTGGCCGCAGGTCGACCTCGTGCGCGGGCGGATCGATTTCAGCCTGCCGGGCGAAGCGCGCACCAACAAGCGGCGGGCTCATATCCCGGTGCCGCGGTCGCTGCTCGCGGCCTTAAAGCGAGCGCACCGGCGGGCGTCCTCAGAATTTGTTATCGCCTATCACGGCGAGCAGGTCGGCAGCGTCAAGACAGGCTTCAACTCGGCCGCCGCCCGCGCCGGCATCGCCGACTGTACCCATCACACGCTGCGCCACACGGCAGGCACCTGGATGGCGCAGGGCGGGGTGCCGCTATGGCAGGTCGCTGGCTATCTGGGTCACTCGGTGGCGCGCACCACCGAGCTTTATGCGCACCACCACCCCGACCACCTGGGCGACGCCAAGCGGGCGCTAGAGGGCCGGCGGAAATAATTAACGGGACATAACCGGGACATGAGCAGGAAGGGATCGCGACAGTGGCCAGTAAGTCCTTGAAAAATTGGTGCTGCCGGTGGGTATCGAACCTACGACCTCCCCCTTACCAAAAGACCGCTCTACCGCAAAAGCTAAGCTTTTCCGCCATTTCGCGGTTTTTTGTTCCCGATTCGAGCGGCCCAAAACCGTTATTTCTCGGACGTAGCCGGGACATAACCGGGACATTCCTCGGACGTTCCCGTTATGGCGCGGTGGTCCCATGAGCGAACGCCTCGACGCGCTGCTCGCCGGCCTCGTCCTGGCCGGGATCATCCTCGGGCTGATGGTCTGAAGGGTGTTCTGTGCTAAAAAGGAATGCCGGCTAGATGGGCTAGCCGGCAAACCGCAGAAGGAGACGAGCGATGAAGCACCATCGCAAGCTCCTGGTCCTGATAGTGGGTCTGCTTGGCGTCCGCGTCAAGTTGACGATCTATCGGTAAACCAAGAGGGGCTGGCCCGCAAGGGCCAGCCTTCTCCTTCTCTGAAGGAGCGAACCCCCATGTGGTTTCCGTTCATTCAGTTCCGTGACCCGGACGACCCTCCGGGACGAGTTGAGCGCACCTACTCGATCCCAATCCCCGAATGGCTGGCGCGCCGGCTCAAGCCGGACGAGTCGCCCGTGCCGGGCCGAAAGCCAAGGATCGTCCTGAACATCACGCAGGAACCGCGCTGAGCGCATGACGCCGCTTGCACCGGGACCTAAAATCAATTTTCTGGCCGGCATTATCAAGACGGCGGTCAGAGACGCGCACCAACTTAGGGCGGCGCCGAGCGGGTCAGCAATCCCCGCCCGACGCCTGACCACAACCGACTGAATGGAGTCGATCATGGTTGATGAGACGGTAACGCTAGAATTTCTGGCCAGGCAAGGACGCCAGATCCTCGATGAATTGCGCGACGGCCGCGCCGAGATGGATATCGTCCGCACCGACAATCGGCGGGTGCTGGGCGAGCTGGCGAGCAACCGTGCCACGATGGCCGGGATCGCAACCGAGATGACCAACATCCGCGGCGAGATCGCCATCGTGCGCGGCGAGGTCAGCGCCATCCGTGACGTTGTGCGAGGCGAGATCGGCTCCATCCGCGGCGAGATCGGCTCTATCCGCGCTGAGGTCAGCACGACCCGCGATACGATGGCCGCGATCCTTGTGGAGATGCGCGAGATGCGCGCCCAGAACGCCAGCAAGCGGGCCTAAACCGATGGCAATCGCGTGGATCTTGCTCGGTCTTGGTTTTTTGATGCTGCTGGCTGCCAAGGATTTCAAATAAATCCAGGCGGCAAGCGACGCGTCCAGGCCGGGTCGTCGGTCGTAACATATCCCGGTTGTGCTGGCGGCTGGTCGCCTTGCCCCATCGTCTGTAATAGGCCAGGCGGCATCAGGGCGCGCAGGACCGCCGTGTCTCTAGCCGACCATTGGTCCGGCTGGTTGGCTAATCGCCGCTGCCCTTCCGGCGAACGCAACCGTAACGCCTGTTCCAGTTCCTGTGCGCCGCGCGTCGCCATCAGGTTCTCCAAGGCCTTTGCCCCTCGACCGAGAAGACCGGTGCCGACTGCCGCCCCCGTGCCTAACCCGGCCGCGACAGCCGGCGCGGCACCTCCGGCCAAGGCAGCGCCGCTGGTGGCCGTGCCAACACCACCGGCCGTTACCGCCTGTCCGAGTCCGCCGCCACCGCCCAGCAGGTTGGCGAAGCTGCGTACCGCGTTGAGCGGCGCAGTGCCGTCACGCACCTGCTCCAGCATTTTGATTTCAGCCGGCGAAAACCCGAACAGATTGTGCTCGTCCTCCAGAAATGCGCGGGCTTTCTGGCGCAATGCGTTATCGAGATTGCGCCCTGATGCGGTAGATGCAGCCTGCGCCTGCGCTCGCTCCAGAAGCCCCTTTGTAGCCGGCGACAGCTCGCCGCTGATTACATTAGCCCGCTCGGCAGCAGCCCAATTACCGCGCCCGCGTTGTAGTAATTCGTTGATCTCCAGTCCTGTGGCGGTGCCCCCGACGATGTCCTTGCCAGGAAGGGTGTTCAGGAACTCGTCGATGCCTTTGACGGCCTGTCCCGCCGCAGCGGCTTCTTGGGCGTTGGTACTGGTGACGGCCTCTTTTAGCAGGGTTTCGCGATGCGCCATCAAGGTCGCGATGTCAGTGTTCGTGCCATAGGTCGGCGCTAGGTTGGCAACCGCGCCGCGCGTGTTTTCGGCAAGCTTACCAACCCGCCCCTGCAGGCGGTATTGATCGAGCAAGTCATCGGTCATCTGCCGCACTGCACTGCCGCGAAACTCTGCGCCGGTAGCGCGAGCAGCATCGAGATCGGCACCGCCAAGCTTGCGCAGATCCTTCGCGGTCGGGGATTGCATCATCGAGGCACGGCCGGCGATCGTCGCTGGGCTGGAGAGGTTGGGCCACTGCGCAAAATTTGAAGCGCGGTCGATGAATTGATTGCTCGGCCGCCCGGTCATCGGGTCAATGACCTGTTGCCGGTTGCCCTGTTGATCTCCAACCAGGACATCGCCAGGCAGATTAAAGGCATCGTAAGCGCTTCGGGCGATCGTGCCTGGCAGTCCAGCCGTGATGTCGAACCGCGTTTCCCCGGCGGCATTCTTGGCGAACGGCAAGACCGTGCCGCGATATTGATCCGGCGCAGTCGGGCTGACGATCATCTGCTGTTTTGCGATAGCCTCGACCCGGCGGTTTTTATCTTCGTTTGACAGTTGGCCCCAATCCTCGCCGACATCGACCCGCTTACCTTCAATCGTGATCGTTGGCATGCCTTATTCCTTCCACCGAAGCCCGCCTGGGGTGGTGCCAGATTTTTGCTGATAAGGCGGCGGCATCGGAATTTCTCGGCGAAACCCCGTAAAAGCGCCTGGGTTCATGCCCTTCGCTTCTTCGTTGTGTCGCTCGACCGCAAGCCGGGCATAGCGTTCGCGCATATCCAGCAATTCTCGGATGGCTCCAGCCGACATATTGGCGCCGCCGGCCATCCTCTCGGCGAATTGCAGATCGACGTTAGAGGCTGGGCGCAACTCCTTGACCATCGCCAGAACTTCCTTGCCGATGCCCGAGATATAGACTTCGGTGTTTTTGACCTTCTCCGGGTTGGACAGTCCCGTCCATCCAAGGGTTTCGCCCAGTTTAGCAGCAAACAGGCTCCAATTGGCGTCTAGCCCGGTAAAGATGCCACTGTCGAGCTTGGCGCGCAGATCGTGGGTGCTGCTGATGGTCGAACTTGCCGCCTGTGCCTGCCGTCGCAACGTGACAAAATCCTCTCCCAAGGCTCCGGCAATCTTCTTTTCCGGCTCAGTCAGTGCTGGCGCATCAATGATGTCGCCGATCTGCGGCGGGCCGCCTGGCCCTCGCTCGCTGGCGAGCTTGCGCCGCGCCGCAGCCTCCAGGTTGGTCATCGGCTGCGATACCGTACCCGATGGGGTCCAAACCTGGACTGTGGTCATTTCCTGGCCGGTCTTGCCGCGCTGGGTTTGCGCTGCGGTTTCTTCCGGGCTCAGTACCGGCGTCCCGACGATGTCGCCTGGTTTTACCGTAATCTGACCCGTGGCTTGGCGCTCAGTCGCTTGTCGATCGGCGGTTAGTTTTTGCCGTATCGCAATTTCCAGCGCCGTCATCTTTTTCTGAACGGGTTTGCCGTCCTCACCAGCAATTGTTGCCTCTTCGATTTTGGTGCCAGCCGCTCCCGCCTGCTCTAATGCTTTTGTGTGCCGGTCGATTTCGGCTTGTGCTTGGGCGCGATCTTTCAATGGGCCATTCATTTCTCGCGCTACGGCGGCTTCAAGCCCTGGCTTTAATTCGGTGTCGATCTTGTATTCTAAACGTTTCTTTTGTTCTATAATTAGAGGGTCCATCTTGAGATCGATATCTTTTTGCGCTTGCGCTCGCGCTCTTGCTTCTTCGGCGATGTACCCCGGCGATTTGTAGTAGGTGTCCAGCACCGATTTGAACGGGCTGTCCATGCCGCCCATCTCCAGGAGCGCATTCAGCGCCCCCAGGCCTTGCGGGGTAATGCCGAGGCCGGGGATGTAGCCGCCGCCTGCGGGAGCGCTCGCGCCACCGCCGGTGTCCGCGACATTGGTCAAGGCACTGCGGGGGATACCGCGGCCGGACGGGATCACCGTGTCTTGACCGCCGCCCTGGTAGCCGGTGGCTGCTGCCAGGGCCTTGTTGTACGGCGCCCATGGGGCGAGCCCTTGCTCGCGATAGAGGGCTTCCGCCGCCTTGTCCTGGAGTTCTTCCGGCGCATCGATAGCGCGCGGGTACTGGTTTGTATCGATCCCGACCTTCCTCGCTGCGGCGCGCCAGGTCGGGTCGATCATCTGGTAGTACCCGCTGGCCGAGGAGGGGCCAGTGACCCGCCCGACGCTCGGGTTGTAGCCGCCTTGCGGCCCGACCACGCCTTGCTCGATGTTGCGTCCGCCGCTTTCGTATTTGCGAATTAGCGGCTTGACCCGCTGCCAGTCGTCAGCCCCAGCCGCTCCAGGGGTTGCGGCGCTTGTAGGGGTCGACGAAACCCGCTGGAAAGGGGGCGGCGCGCCGCCTCCAGCGGCTAATGCGGCGAGCACTCCGGGGCCTTGCAACGGTTGCCCGTCCGGCCCGACCACCTGATCCTGCGGCGGCAGGAGGCCGGTGTTCTGCTGCGGAGCACCAGGCACCCCGTAGTCTGCCGGGGTAATCCGTCCGCCCGGAGGGGCAGGCGGGATCGGCAAAAGTGCAGGCAAAGCATCGGGGGCCGGCGCCGCTCCCGGCCGCTGCGGGATGCCGAAACGGGTCAGGTCCTGCGGCGGCGGCATGCCGATGGCGTTGAACTGAGGTGCTTGCGCAGGCGGTGGAGCAGGCGCCGCGTCGGGCAGAGGTGCGGCGGGAACAGCGGCGGGAACAGCGGCGGGAACAGCTTCCGCAGGAACTCCGGCAGCCCCCAGGATCTGCTTACCCAAGGGACCGTTCGGGTCGATGTTGGCCGCGATCAGTGCCTGTACCAACGGCGTCGCCTTGGCGAGAATATCCCGCTTTTGGCGGGACGCCCTGACACCTTCCGCGGTCTTCATCCCTTCCAGCGCGGTCTTGGCGGCCTCGTCGCCGTGTCCCGCCATCGCCCCGGCGGCTTGCCCCAAGGTCGCCATGAAGCTGGTCGGCATGCGGGACGGCTGCGCCGCCGCCCCGAAGGCCCCCGCCATGCGCAGGAGCCCTTCCGACGCAGAGCGTGATGCAAGGGCAGCTTTCTGTTTCTCCGAGAACAAATCGCCGTAGATGTCGAGCGGGTCGCCGCCCCCGCCACCGAGCAGTCCGCCGCCATCCCACCATGCCATGGGTGCTTCTCCTTACTTTTTGTTGTTGGCTTCTTTCTTCTTGGCGTCTTCTTTTTCTTTAGCCTCCTGCTCGGCCTTAGCCTTGGCTTCCTTGTCCAGAGCGGCCTGGTCGCTCGCGGCGACGGAAGGTGCGTTGGGCGTGCCGCGGCTGTCCGTGTCGTGCAGTTGTGCCTGCTGCTCGTGTGTCGCGGCGGCCTCGGCGTGTTGCGGCGCATTGGCCGGCTGCGCCTGCGCCTCGGCCTGGTGGATGCCGGCGGCTTGCCGGTGCGCCGCCGCGATGCGCTGGTGCGCCTGCTCGTGGTCGGGTGCGACCAGAGCCTCGCCCGGCAATGGCGGCACCTGACCCTGTACCGGGGCCGGCACATAGCCCGGGGTCGAGGCGGGAGAGAGAGCCGAGCGGGGACCGCGCAAATCCGGGGATTTTCCGCTACGCCAGCTCTCCAGGTCCTTTTTGGCGGTCTCTATTCGTTCCTGTGATTGCTGGGCGCGCTGCTCGTGCATCCGCTCGCCCTGCTGCTCCGAAGGCGGGACCCCATC